AGCGGTCTGCAGGAGACGTTCGCGAAGGGCTGCCAGGCCAAGATCGTGGCGAGCGGCAGCATCTACGTGATCGGCCAGGGCTTCGGTCTGACGTGGAAGCCGTCGTATGTCCAGGTCCATCAGCGCAAGCGTCAGACGGCGCGCGATATGTTCAAGGACGACGAGGACGACGGCGAGGCGCCTGTCCCTGTGGCTGGCGGTGCTAAGGCCGCACTCGGTTCCGACAACGAGGACGAAGAGGAGGACGACGAGGAGGAGGAGGAGTCTGCCGCACCTGCTTCCGCCCCAGCACCTGCACCAGCGCCAGTCGCTCCTACGCCGACGCCGACGATCGTAGAGATCTCGGAGTCCAAGCCTGTTGCCAAGGGCCGTCGTAAGGTCGGCAGCGCAGCACCGTAGGCACGCGTATCCGCAGGAGGAATGTAGATCAATCCATCATCATCAACAAATAATGTGAAGAACACGTCGTAGCGTGGCTCGTGTTTTTCCATTTGGCATCCTTGGTGTCCTTCCCCCTCGCCGCTTCCGCACCGTATGCAAAGAGCATCTGGGGGTTCATAGACCAGAACATCTTGGGGGCGAACAATAGTGAGAGACGTGCGAGACCGAAGAGAATCAACAGTTGTCCAGCCGTTGCGCATACAGTCTTCATAGGCAGGAGGGGCCATAATGTTCCACAGCGTGCGATCACGGCACGTCCACCCATCTTCCTGGAAGAGGGTGGAATACACATTATCACGAATCCAGTAGCACGTGTGGTTCTCTCCGCGGTGCTCGGCCAGACCGACACGTTTGTTGTAGTCATCATACAGCCAGTATACCTGGAACTCGTCGTCCGAATAAGTGGGATCAAGATTCCCGCGAAATACTAGACGTCCATCGTAGTTGTACTCCTCGACGTCTGTATCTAAATCAAAATCGGCAATGTCGGTATCTGCTGGATACACAACCTTGCGATGAAAGGATAGCATGTCTACTTACTTCACACTACGAAAACGAAACCATGATTTTTACGTCATGTTTCTTGAGTGACTTCGTAGCTGAATGGGACAGTTCATGGCGCTTCTTGCGAGTATGTTCGGCCCCTGCAGCCTTCTTAGCCTCGCTTCCACCTCCTCCCACATTCATCCTGGTTTCCATATCGGCATGAATATCATCGCGGTGCTCAAACAGGTAGTCAATCACATCGTCCTCCATAGCCCACGCAAAGAAGTTCAGCTGGCCAACCGTGGTAGATACTCCCTGGAAATCAATGCGGGCGTGACGACAGAAGGGGTCAAACATCTTCTTGCTATACGCCTTGAGATGCGACTTGTACGCAAGGTAGACAATCACATGCTTCCCCGCCTTGGAGATGTAGGATACGTTGTTCATCTTGGAATAGTTGGTCACAAACCAGTCCAGAATACGTAGGGAAATATTCGTCTTGTTGGCCAGAATATCACGGAGAAGAGTTAGACGTTCAGGATTATAAAAGTTTGTGAGACGATGAAGGACCCAATCTTCCTGCGTTGAAATCTCAGTTGTATTTGTGGTCGTCATTGTGTATGACCGACACCTTTTCTGTAAACGACTCGTAGAAATATATCGGTTCATAACAAACCAAATGCCCTCGTTATCCGCTCTTCACCATGAACTCAAGATCGCGAAGGATATTGTCCACATTGCTCACACGGGTAAGCATCTGGTGAGCGGTAAGGAGGATACCCTGCTGCACGAGATGTACAAGAAGAAACCCGAACTTGTTCGGCAGGCGGAGGAGAAGGTTGAGGCACTCGAGGCGGCGATTCGGGCGAAGGAATCAAAGCCTAAGCCCCGCAAGACCCGTAAGGCGAAGAAGGGCGGTCGTACCCGCCGCCGTCGGATGTAAAACGAATACCTTTTCATAGATCTCTCGGGATAAACTAATGGATGTCTTTGAACTTCCGCTCGATGCCTGTACGCACCTCACCCACCGAATCAAGGCCATCTGTCGGCGTCGTGGATATCACTACAAGAACTATAAAGCACAGGTATACCGACTTCTGGATTCCCACATGGGTAAAGTTTGGGCTAGGCGGCGATCGGTCTTCAAAGTCCTCCGAGACTACGGCGTTGCTGACCAGCGCACGGATGCCTGGCATGCCAAACGATCTGAAATGATTACAGCCTCAGAAGTGACGAAAGCGTTCAAGACAGCGACGCCATCAGGAAAGAAAGAACTCTTGATGCGGAAACTGGATGGACCGAAACCGTCGGGTGGCGGAACGATGACGGCGTGTCTATGGGGCACCCAATTTGAGCCGCTGGCCAAGGAAATCTATGGTGACATCCAAGGTGGGGCGGAGATTGTGGACACCACATGTGTGAGCCATCCAGTGTACAAGTTCCTGGGTGCGTCCCCCGACGGGATTGTCCTCACCAAGGACAAGATGGATTATCGTTGGGGCAAACTTGTGGAATTCAAGTGCCCGATCTCCCGTAAGTTCACACAGGACTCGCCGATCCCCGATGATTACTATCACCAGATGCAGATGCAGATGGAGTGCACAAACATTGATGAGTGTGATTACGTGGAAATGCAGTTCAAGACGTGCGGGAAGACGGAGTGGACGAACTCAGAGTCGCCGTACAAAGGAGTGTTTGTAGCCTACGATACAGGGGTGATTGAGTACAAGCCAAAGACCACTGACTTTGTGGCATGGCGAAAGACCCTGGAGGGCGATGAACTGCGGATCGTTTACTGGACCTTGAACAACATTCGAATCGAAAATGTTCTGCGAGATCCGAAGTGGATGTCTGATCATATTGAGGAATTGAACACGTTCTGGGCGATGGTACAGGATTGTAGGAAGGATCCCTCTAAAATAGAGAGTTATATCCCCACCACTGCCCCACCCGATGCCCCGTCTCCTGACCCCGCGGCGGCTGGTGCGAATCAGGCGCCCGCAAGTGGGTCGTCCGCTGAGCGTACGACGACAATTCGCCTGTTTCTTGGCGAATCTGAGCAGTCCGATCTAGAAATTCAGGGACCCCGAACATCTCGCGGGACCCAGACAGAAGAACGCCCGCCACAATAAGTCCCGCAATCGCTAGGGCAAGAAGAGTCGTGTTTTTCATTGGGACCGTATTATGTAAAATGGATAAAACAATTACAGGGTGGAAGAATAACATACAGAGTAAAGATGCCGACTACTGATGAAATTCTACGTTTGATGCTGTCCCAGCGTGGGATCAAGACGGAGACGCAAGAAGTTCTGGAGTCGGAGTTCCCCGCCATCGTGACCAAGATTGATTCAGTCATCATCTTCACTAGTAACCGTACTCGCATTCACGAGAAGGATGTGGCTACGGTTGTGGATCTAACCAAGCAGTATGGCGGAACTCTCGGGATTCTCGTGGTTCCCATCCCTGCATCCGAAAAGGTTTTGCAGACGGTCTCAGCATACTCTGACGTTCTACAGATCTTCCACGTGGGTCAGTTGACGTGCGACATTACCAAGCACCGCATGGTTCCCGCTCACCGTATCCTGAAGGAGGACGAGGTCAAGGCGTTCCTTGAGAAGTTCGGGATCAATATGGACACGATCGCCAAATCTATGATTGCAGACCATATTGTTCTAGAAGCGGACAAGCCGATGCTTCCACAGATCGCGATGAAGCACAAGGAGTACATGCCCATGCCGTTCATTGGGACGCAGGATCCTGTGGCTCGTTGGATCGGGGCCAAGCCTGGTGATGTTGTAGAGATCATCAGGAAATCTGAGGCGGCGGGTGCGACTCCCTATTACCGATTTTGTGTAGCGAGTGTATAATAATAACACGAAGAATGTCAGGGTTTGAGAACCTACTCAATGAATACAAATCTAACTACGTTCAATTTTTGTCTACGGGGAACGCTGCCTACAAGACTGCGTATATGAATGCGCAGGAGGCCATTGATAAGGCGATCCTAGCGCGGCAAAAAGAGGTAGAGAATCAGAAACGTGATATGAATCAGTTTACGGAATCATATCAGGAAGGAAACACGGAACTCTCAGATATTTATGATTCGGCCAGTGGCCTGTTTATGAATGCCCAGCAGATCGAGGATACGTATCGCGGAGCCAAGCAGCGGTATGATCAGTTAGTATCCCCTGAATCAGGAGAACCTA